GTTCCGTTTTAGGAGGTATTGCTGGTGGTGCTGGAGGTGCATTAGCTCCAGGAGGAGGATTTGCTGCATCAATTTTTGCTACTGCTATTGCTGCACAAATAGAAAAAGCACAACAATTTAGAAAAGCAATAAAAAAAATAAATGATGATTTAGCAAATATGAATATACAATCACAATTTTCAAGGCAAAGTATAAAACAATTAGCAAGAGACTTCGATATTACTAACGATGAAGCTCTTAAGTTAGCGGAAACTATCAAAACATTTGGAGCAGATAGAGGTTTAGGTTTATTAAGAGCTTTTGGATCAATAGAAACCTTTAAAGTTTTGGCTGGTTTGCAAGATACTGGTTCAGTTTTAGGAAAAATTGAACAATTACAAAGTGAAATTAGTGAAGAAAAGCGAAGAGAACTTTTACAGACATTGGCAACTAAAGGTCCACTTGAAGCACAACTAGCATTAGAAGATGCAATATTAGAAAAATCACGAAAAAGAAATAGAGAAGCAGATAAACGAGAAAAGAAAAGAAAAGAATTTGAAAGAGCAGCTAGGGGTGGTCTTGGCTTAGAATCTATTATTGCTGCCAATAAAGCAAAAGAACAAACTAGATTTGAAGGTATTGCTACTGCTGCTGTATTTAGAGATGATAATCAAGTACAAAGAGAGTTTTTAGAAAATACAAAATTAGTAAATGAACAATTAAGATTTTTAGCTGAATTTAAAGCACCTGCTGATGAATTAAAAGAAATGTTAAATCCAATGCGTCAGATTTTAGATTTAAGTGTTGCTATAAGAGATGGTTTCCAAGAATCATTTAGTGGAATTATTAAAGGAACAATGACTGTTGGCGAAGCGTTTAGAAATATGTTAAATCGTATTGCAGATCATTTTCTTGATACTGCTGCAAGAATGGCTGCTACACAAATACAAAAAGGATTTTTAGGTCTTTTTAGTAATATGTTTAATTTTGGAACTACTAGTAGAGCAGATCAGTTTTTAGGTGGAGTTGCAAATCCTTTTGGAGGTGGTGGTTCTAATTCAATACCTTTTGGTTCTATAGATTTAGGTTTAGGTTCAAGAGCAGATGGTGGGCCAGTAAAACGAGGTGGTAAATTTATCGTAGGAGAACGTGGGCCAGAGTTATTCACACCTGGAGTATCAGGAATGATTACACCCAATCATGCTCTTGGTGGTTCTACAAGTGTTGTCGTAAATGTAGATGCCTCTGGTTCTTCTGTTGAAGGTGATGAACAAGGTGGCAGAGAACTTGGTCTTGTATTGTCAGCAGCGATAGAATCTGAATTAATTAAACAAAAACGTCCTGGAGGTTTACTTGCATAATGGCTACCTTTCCCTCGATCACCCCAACCTACGGACAGCAGAAAAGATCTGCACCAAATACTAGAACAGTACGTTTTGCAGATGGCTTTGAACATAGAATATTATTTGGACTCGCTGCTCATCAAAACCCAAAGATATTCAATTTTACCTTTAATGTTTCGGAGACAGAAGCAGATGTCATAGAAGGATTCTTGGACAGTAGAGCTAATGATAGTGCCAGTTTTGATTTCACTCCACCTGGAGAGGGCTTTACAAAAACAGGAACTTATTCTCAGTCAGGAACTACAGTTACAATCACAATTACAAATCATGGTGTTGCAGTAGGAGAATAGTGGGAATGTTTCTATCACCTTGTCTGGTGCTGGCAAATATGTCTGTGAATCTTGGAATAAATCTATTCCTTACAATAATCGTGCCACAATACAGGCAACATTCAGGGAGGTATTTGAACCATGAGTAGTGCTTCTGTTGTTAGTGATCTACAAAGTATAAATCCATCAGCAATAATAGAACTTTTTACTCTTACAACTACAGCAGCATTGCATGGATCAGCTACAACTCATAGGTTTCATAATGGAACAAGTTTGAAAGATAATGGTGAAATAGTTTGGGCTGGTGATACATACCAAAGATTTCCAATACAGGCAGAAGGCTTTGCTTTTCAGAAAGGACAACTACCTAGACCTACCTTAACTGTCAGTAACGCATTGGGAACAATCACAGCTATTCTTTTGAATGTAAATGAAACTACAACAGGAAATGATTTAACTGGTGCTACTGTTACTCGAATCAGAACTCTTGCTAAATTTTTAGATGCCGTAAATTTTCCAAGCAATGTAAATCCTTATGGTACACCAGATCCTAATGCAGAGTTTCCACAGGAGATTTACTCGATTGATCGTAAGTCAGCAGAAAATAGAGAAGTTGTTACTTTTGAACTTGCAGCAGTAATAGATTTAGCAGGTATTCGTGCTCCTAAAAGACAGTGCACAAGAGCAGAGTTTCCTTCTATTGGTACTATTAGCGGATGAATTGGAAAGACGCTGCATTGGTTCATGCGAAAGACCAAGATCCTAAAGAATCTGTTGGATTATTAGTAAACATCAAGGGTAAAGAAAGATATTTTCCCTGTAATAATCTTGCTATGACTGCTCATCAATGTTTTATTCTTGATCCAGTTGATTATGTAAAAGCATCAAATCAGGGAGATATTGTTGCTGTTATCCATTCTCACCCTGTCACTCCACCAGTTGCTAGTCAGGCAGATAAATTAAGCTGTGAACAAAGTAAACTTCCGTGGCATATTGTTAATCCGAAAACAGAACAATGGGGATATTATGAACCATCAGGATATAAAGCACCTTTATTGGGTCGTCCGTGGGTCTGGGGTGTTACTGATTGTTGGTCACTTGTTAGGGATTGGTATAAACAGGAAAAAGGTATTGAACTTAGAGATTGGGAAAGACCTATAACACCAGAAGAATTTTTAAAAGATCCTATGTTTGAAAGATGTGCTTGGAGAACTGGTTTTAGACAGTTGAGACAGGAAGAAAAGTTACAAAATGGTGATTTATTATTTATGTCAATCATGGCAGATGGATTAAATCACGTTGCTTTGTTTCTTGATGGTGAAGTATTACACCATTTAACAGATAGACTTAGTTGTAGAGAATCTTATTCTGAATGGTTACTAAAATGTACAGGAGGGAGGTATCGTTATGCTTCGTAAGATAAAACTATATGGAGAACTGGCAGAGTTTGTTGGTCATAAAGAATTTGAAGTACAGGTAGATAGTCTTGCAAAAGCAGTAAGTTTTTTAATAAATAATTTTGAAGGAATAGATAAATTTATGAGTCCAAGATATTATCAAGTGAAAGTTGGTAATTATGAAATAGATGAATCAGAACTTACTTATCCTATAGGACAAGAAGATATACATTTTATTCCTGTTATTGCTGGTGCTGGTGGTAGAGGAGGTCTTGGTAGAGTTTTATTAGGTGCTGCTTTAATTGGTGCAGCAGTTGTTACAGGTGGTTCAAGTATCGCATTTTCATCTAGTGGATTTGCTGCTACGTCAGGAGGTTTTAGTTTTGCAGCTTTAGCAGGAAACTTAGGTATAGGATTAGCATTGTCAGGAGTATCACAAATGCTTACTCCAACACCAAAACCTAGAGAATTTAGTTCAGAGCAAGATCCCAGATTATCCTTTAGCTTTTCTGGGACTCAACAAACAAGCAGGGCAGGTACTCCAGTTCCTATAGTTTATGGTGAAATTTTTACAGGAAGTGTTGTAATAAGTGGAGGAATAGATACTGAGCAGGTACAAGCATGACAAAAGATCCTAAATTAATTAGAGGTGCTGGTGGTCCTCCCCCACCTCCACCTCCAAGACAACCAACAAGAACTCCTGATACTTTACATAGTAAGCAGTTTGCAACTTTCCTTGATCTTATTTCCGAAGGGGAGATAGAAGGTTTCGCTTCTCCATCTAAAGAAGGTTTAACAAAAGGAACTACTGCATATACAAACGCATCATTTAAAGATGTATTTCTGAATAATACTCCTGTTTTAAAAGCAACAGCAAATTCATCTAGTCCTGCTACAAACGACTTTAATTTTCAGAATATTTCCTTTGTTTCACGTTTTGGAACGTCTAGTCAGACAAAGATTCCTGGAATTGAAACTAGCCAATCTATTACTCCCGTCGGTGTAACTGTAACAGCAGCTTCTCCCGTAACAAGACAGGTTACAAACTCAAATGTTGATGCGATAAAGGTATCAATAACATTTCCGCAGCTACAAAAAGCAACAAACGAAGGTGATTTATTAGGTTCTTCCGTCCAACTAAAAATTGCAGTTCAATATAATTCTGGTGGTTTTACTGATGTTATATCAGATACAGTTACAGGTCGTACCGCAGACGCATATCAAAAAGATTACAGAGTAAATATTACAGGTTCTTTTCCTGTTGATATAAGAGTCATAAGAGTAACGGCAGATAGCACAGATACATCTCTCATAGATGCTTTTCAGTTCACAAGTCTTACAGAAATAGTTGATGAAGCATTTACTTACAACAACAGTGCATACAACTCAATAAGGTTAGATTCACAGTTATTCAGTTCAATACCAGCTAGAAAATTTAGGATTAGAGGAATAAAAGTAAGGATTCCAGGTGCAGGTGCTAGTGGATCAGGTACACCAACTGTAGATAGTGCAACTGGTCGTATAGTTTATCCAACTGGTTATATTTTTAATGGAGTGATGGGTGCTGCAACTTACACTAACTGTCCAGCGATGTGCTTATTAGATTTATTAACAAATACAAGATATGGTTTCGGAGATCATATAACAGATAGCAGTTTAGATTTATTTTCCTTTGTCAACGCAAGTAAGTTTGCAAATACCCTTGTTGATGATGGTAGAGGAGGAGAGGAAGCAAGATTCAGTTGCAATGTAAATATACAAAACTCCAGTGAAGCATTTGATCTAATTAATGAATTAGCAGGTGTGATGCGTTGTATGCCGATATGGTCTGCTGGAACAATAACAATGACGCAGGATAAACCAACAGATGCAAGTTATTTGTTTAACTTGGCAAATGTAGGAGAAGCAGGATTTAGTTATTCGGGTAGCAGTCTTAAGACAATAAGTAAGATTGGCACTGTTGTTAAACAGGTGAAAGCATTTGCCTGTACTTCAAGAGGGCAAGCTGCCAGATTGGGTCGTGCAATACTTTTCAGTGAAGCCAATGAGACTGAAATCTGTACATTTACAACATCTATAGATTCTGGGGCAGTAGTCAGACCTGGTGCTGTGATTGAGATAAACGATCCAGTAAGAGCAGGAGTTAGAAGAGGTGGAAGATTAAAGTCTGTTACTTCAACAACTGTTGTGACTGTAGATGATACAAATGCAACTGATCTAACGGCCGAAAATAGTGCGACTTTAAGTGTTATATTGCCTGACGGAAATGTTGAAAGTCGATCAATCTCATCTATCTCAAATGGAACAATAACAGTAAGCTCTGCATATTCACAAACTCCCAATGTCAATACAGTTTGGCTATTGCAAGATACTACTGTTCAAGCACAATTGTTCAGAGTAATAAATGTAGAAGAACAAGACGGAATAAATTATGCAATTACAGCTTTATCTTATGTAAATGAAAAGTATGCATTTATAGAAGATGGATCTGAATTACCTGCTAGAGATGTTACTAAATTAGATGAATTAACAGAACCTCCAGGTGGTTTAGTTGCAGTTGAAAAGATTATTCCTATTAATAATCAGGCAGTTTCTAAATTAATTATTAGTTGGCAGCCTATTGTTGGTGTTATTGAATATCAGGTAAATTATCGTTTTGAGAATGGTAACTATGTAAGTGAAAGAGTATCAAGACCTGATTTTGAGGTACTTAACAGTCAAAAAGGTACTTATGAAATACAGGTTTTTTCATATAATGTTCAAGGTCAATTATCTGCGACTTCATCAGATATTGAATTTGAAGCTGTTGGTAAAACTTCTTTACCCGCAGATGTTCAAAATGTAAAGATCGAACCTTTATCAGACCAATTCGTACGATTACGTTTTGATAAATCTACAGATGTTGATGTAATTCATGGTGGAAACGTAGTAATTCGTAGTTCAAATTTAATAACAGGATCAACTTTTACTAATTCAGTTGACGTTTTACCCGCATTAAGTGGAAATGTAAGCGAGTCGATTGTTCCTAATATTGTAAATGGAACATATCATTTAAAATTTAGGGATGATGGTGGCCGCTTAAGTGCTGGTGATGCTTCTGTTGTATTAATCCAAACGATTCCAAATACATTACCGAAACTTACTGTTTTAGAAGATAGAGAAGATCAAGATAGCCCACCTTTTCAAGGAACAAAAGTTGATTGTTTTTTCAGTGATGATGTAAATGGACTTGTTCTTGGTTCTCTTGTAACATTAGATTCCGAAGCAGATTTTGATTCTATTGCTGACTTTGACTTTATTGGTGCGGTTGATATAACAGGAGGGTCATACGAATTTGCTAATACTTTAGATTTAGGAGGTAAACAGCCACTAAGATTACGCAGACATTTTGTAACTCAGGGTTTTTATCCCAACGATTTAGTTGATAGAAGGATAGCTAATATAGACACTTGGACTGATTTTGATGCAGCCACAGCATTTAATGTCGGAGCTTCTTTATTAGTTGCGACCACAGATTTAGATCCTGACTTATCAGTTTCAGCAACTTACGGACAGAGTGGAACAACCATCACAATCAGTAAAACTGGACATGGTTATTCTGTTGGTGATTTTGTTGTAATTGACTTTACTGCTGGATCTGCAACTGATGGGAATTATAAAATAACATCAAAAACAGATGATACTTTCACAGTTACTTCAGATACAAGTGCAACAATATCAAGTGGAACATCCTGTACTTATGGAGCTAACTTTTCACAATTTAATCCTTTTGTAAATGGAAGTTATGTCGCAAGAGGTTTTAAATTTAGATGCGAAATGGATTCAGACGATCCAGCGCAGTCCATTGAAATAGATCAGCTTGGTTATACAGCAGAATTAGAAAGCAGAACAGAAACAAGTCTTGGTAATACAGGTGCAACAAATGGTTTAATTGCTTCTGGAACATCCACCAAATCTGTTACTTTTACAAATAGTTTCTTTACAGGACAGTCTGGCACAAGCATTGCAGCTAACTCAGTTTTACCTTCTATTGGTATAACTATTGAAAATGCACAGGCTGGTGATTTTTTCACATTTCCAAGTATTACTTCAACAGGATTTACGATAAATGTTAAAAATAGAGATACTTCTGGAAATGAAACTTTTGTTAATAGGAATTTCAAATATGCTGCCACAGGCTTTGGGCGTGGTAGTTAGTGTTGGTTTAGGATATACTTAAAGAAAATTTTGGATTAGGAAATGGCACAACACGATTATGTTATAGATAACTCCACAGGAGCAAATGTCAGGGCTGATATAAATAGTGTTTTACAGGCAATAGCAAGTAATAATTCTGGATCGTCAGCACCATCCTCCACTTTTGCTTTACAGTTTTATGCTGACACGACAAGTAATATTTTAAAACTAAGAAATGCTGCAAATGATGGTTTTATAAATTTATTTACGCTTGCTGGTGGTGTTGATGTAGATGCTGCCAGTAATTTCAATGAGGATGTAACCTTTCAATGTGCAAGCGGAACTATAGTTTTTGATAAGTCTGCTAATGATTTAACTTTTAGTGACAGTGTTAAAGCACGTTTCGGAGATTCAAATGATCTAACCATATTTCATGACGGCAGCAATTCGCACATTGAAGATGCGGGTACAGGTTCTTTATTAATAAAAGGCGATGGCGTAAGTATAGGCGCAAGTAGCGGTGAGTTTTATTTCAGGGGATTTGAAAACGGAGCAAGTAGTTTAAGATTTGACAATAATGGAAGGCTCGAAACTACAGCCACGGGAGTTAATTTTCTTGGAAATTTAACTTCAAGTAGCAATACTACTTTTACTATAAGTGCAGGTGGTTCTGGTACTGCCGGTCATGTATCTCTAAAATGTGGTTCTGAAGATGCGTTTCTAGGAAGACCAAACGGAAGTACAGAGCTGTTTCACGACAACGCTAAAAAGTTTGAGACAACAAGTTCGGGAGTTAATGTTACAGGTGATTTAGAAGCTTCTGGTTTCATACAAGTACCTGACGCTTCTGGTACAAATGGTCATATATTTATCGGAAGTCAGGGTGATTTAAACATTTTTCACGATGGATCCAATTCTTTTATAGCTAATACAACAGGTACATTAGTAGTTTCAAGTCTTGCACAGACTACAGTAAAAGGTTCAACTGTTCAATTTGAAAATGCTGCGGGCACAGAGGTTTTATTAAAAGCAAATCAAGATGCAGCCGTAGAGTTATATCATGATGGATCGAAAAAAGTAGAAACGACCTCTCAAGGAATCCAAAACTTTGGCTCTGGAAATGGAAATGGACATTATCATTTTATAAATACGACTGCAAATGTAAATAGACACGTAGATTTTTCATTTCAAAGGATAGGTGGTAGCAATAGAGGAACTACCGCAATTATCCATGTTGGTGAAAATAGTAATGCTCAAGGTGAAATAATTATGGCATCATCAGGATCTAACGCAGGTTTGTCGGGTGGAGTTATTATGAATAATGGAGCGACTTCATTTTCATCAAATTCAGATACTAGGTTAAAAAATAAAATAAGTGATATTACAGACGCATTAACAAATATAAAACAAATAGATACTTGGAAATATTCTTGGAAAGATGATACTTCAAATACTCCTAAATTAGGTGTTACTGCACAATCGGTACAGTCAGTTTATCCAGAAGTTGTTGGTAAGAGAGCAAAATTGAAGGATAATTCTGATCTGACTGAGTATTTAAATGTTGCATATACAGAATTAATACCTGTTTGTATTGCAGCAATAAAAGAATTATCAGCTAAAGTTGAAGCTCTTGAAGGTGCTTAGTATAATACGTTTGTATATTAAATTTTCATGACACCACAGGATTTACTGAACGAAACACAGACAGTACTTAAAGCTGATATTGCAAAACGTAATCAGTTAGCACAGCAAATTCAATTATTACAAAATGAATTTAATCAGCTTGCGATAAATATTAATGCAAATGAAAAGGTATTAGAGGTATTACAAAAGGTTGATGGTGTCGAATTGCAAGAAACAGCGTAATATATAACTAAAGTACTTCAAAATTATGGCAATCACTTACACTTGGGAAATTAATGGCACTTGTTCAAAGCGTGATGTTTCTGATGGTTACTTCACTAATGTTGTCTATCGTGTAAAAGGTATGGATGGATCAGAGGAGAAGGCAAGGTGTACAGGAGAGGTTGTATTTACAAAGCCAGAATCATTACCATCAGATTTTATTGCTTTTGATACTTCTGCAAAAACACCAAATGAAACAACAATGATTGATTGGGTAAAAAATAGTTTGGGGACAGATGAAGTAACTGCTATTGAAGCAAGTTTAAAAGCTGAAATTGACTTGATTAACACACCAGTGCAGACAACAGGTGTTGCGTGGTCATAGTAATAACTGACTAATAATTATTGAAATTAATATAAAAACGATTATTATTGAGCTTTATTCTTTTTAATAATGCTTAAAAAAGTACTAACGATAGCTGCTGCTTCAGCTTTATCAACTCCTGCATTTGCTGGTTTCTATGTAAACGTAGAGAACAATGGTTCTTATACAGGTAAGGATTACACCGGTTCTGGTACTGACTTACATCTTGGCTACGAAAATGGTAATGCCTTTGGTAGCTATTACATTCAAGGTGGTGCTTATCTTAACAACCCAGATGGTGCAGATTCAGAAACAAACTTCTCTGGTAAAGTTGGTGGTTCTGTAACAGCTTCAGA